ATGTTCACACCTCCAATGTGTTCACATTTATACAATTTAAAAACAGTACCTCAGTCTAACGACAAGGGTAGCTGGTTTGGTTGGTCTGTGTCCAAAGTAGGTCCTATACAAGATAAGGGCTTATACGAGCAAGCAAAAAGTTTTGCAGATAGTATAAAAAAAGGTGCTATCCAGGCGAAACATGGTAAAGAAGAGATTACGGAAGACAAAGTTCCGTATTAATTTTCCCCCTAGGGAAAACGGGGCAGCAATGGGAGACTGGAGCTGCCCCACAAAAAAAGAAATAGAATGATTGATAAGTTTAAAAATATATTTGAAGGATTGACTATAGCATATGGTCAATATCAGAAAGGTGAAAAAGGTGAAAATGGAAAACAAAAAGGAAAGGCGTTCATTGTACGTCAGCAAGTTACGAGAGAATTATTTGAGAACCACATCAAAGGTGTTGGACCTGCGCTCGGAATTATCCCGATTACGGAGAAGAATGATTGTAAGTGGGGTTGCATTGATATTGACGAGTATAATCTTGATCATAAGTCTCTTATATCTAATATTCGTAAATTAAATTTACCTCTAATAGTATGTAGATCAAAGTCTGGAGGAGCGCATGTATTCTTATTTGCAAAAGAATATGTGTCTGCTTCTCTTATGCAAAACACTCTTAAAAAAATTTCAAAAACACTAGGACATGAAGGTTGTGAGATATTTCCAAAACAAACAGAGATACTTGTAGAGCGTGGAGATACAGGTAATTTTTTAAACTTACCATACTACAATGAGACGAAAGGATTAAGATATGCGATTAATGATGACGGTAATGCTTGTACACTTGAGGAATTTTATAAGTTATATGATTTATATTCTTGCGGACAAGAAACAATTAAACAAATTAAAATTGAAGAAAAAGAAATAGAAGAAGCGTTCACTGCTGGTCCACCTTGTTTAAATAAATTAGCAGCAACTGGATTTGGACAGGGATCAAGAAACAATGCATTATTTAATATTGCAGTATATTACAAACAAGCCAAACCGGATAGCTGGGAAGATGAACTTGTTAAAGCAAATGCAGAACACATGGACCCACCTTTGAGTAATGCTGAAGTACAATTATTAATTAAATCAGTAAACAGAAAAGGTTATGATAAATACAGATGTAAAGATGCACCTATAAATGCAGTATGTCAATCCGGTCTTTGTAGAACAAAAAGATTTGGTGTAGGGTTTGGTGAAGAAGAAATGCCTTTGTTAGGTAATCTTACAAAATATACATCTAAACCACCACAATGGTTTTTAGATGTAAATGAAAACAGAATAGAATTAAAATCAGAACAATTATATAGTTCACCTTTGTTTGCACTTGCATGTTTAGATCAAGCAAATTTAGTTGTGCCTGTACCAAAAGCAAAAGATTGGAAACAATATTATTTAAAACCATTACTACAAAACGTACAAGAAATAGAACCATTACAATCTTTAGATGCAACAAATGTAATATTAGATTTATTACAAGACTGGACCACAAATAGACAGTCAGCAAGAACTATGGAGGATATATTTAACAAACTACCATACACAGATCCTGATAGAAAATTTACATATTTTAGAATGGAAGACTTTTATAATTTTTGTAAGCGTAATAACTGGGAGTTGGATAAAACAAAGACAGGTAATTTATTAAAACAATTAGATGTATTTGTTGAAGAAGACAGAGTTAGAGTTAAGAAACAACAACCAAGGCTTATAAAAATAAAAGCACTAAAACAAATAGAAGCAAGTACAACACAAATAAAATATGAGGAGGAACACTTTTAATGAAAGGGACAAACTGGAAATATCATTGGCATTTAGTGAAAGAACAACTTGATATGGCACAAGCAAAGATAAAAAGATTAGAGAGAAAAATAAAAAAATATGAAAACAATAATATTGGGTCCACCGGGCACAGGAAAAACAACAACATTACTAAATCTAGTAGACGAGTTTATACAAAAAGGAGTGCGGCCTAGACAAATAGGCTACTTCTCGTTTACAAAGAAAGCTGCAAACGAAGCAGCTGAAAGAGCTGCAAAAAAATTTGAACTAGATAAAGATACAGATCTAGAAAATTTTAGAACACTACACTCATTTGCATTTCAAAAACTAGGTATGACTAGAGAGAAGATGATGTCACCATCTGATTACAAAGAGTTTGGTAAAAAATGTAATATACCTATTAAGACAGCAAAGTATTCTAGTGACGATGGTACATTTAATTCTGATAATGAATATCTTACAATAATAGAAACAGCTAGAGTTAAACAAATGGATCTATTAAAATACTATGACTCTAGACAAAACATATTAGATATAGAAAGAAATACTTTGTATCTATTATCTGAAGAACTAAAAAGATTTAAAGAAGAGAAAAAGAAAAAAGATTTTACAGACCTTATATTAGATTACATAACAAGAGATATAAAAACAAACTTTGATGTATTGTTTATAGATGAAGCTCAAGACTTGTCCTCTCTACAATGGGACATGGTGAGACAAATGTGGAGAGACACAGATAAAACATACATAGCAGGTGATGATGACCAGGCTATATTCAAATGGGCTGGTGCAGATGTAGATCACTTCATATCTCTCAAGAAAGAAGTCGATACTATAAAAATATTAGATGAGTCTTTTAGAATACCAGGTGGACCAATACATGAATTATCACAGAATATAATAAAAAAAGTGGGTAATAGGTTTGACAAAAAATATAAACCTAGATCAGAACAAGGAATACTTAGACGATACTCAGATCTTACTCAAGTTGATATGTCAGAAGGACAATGGCTTGCCTTGGCTACAGCAAACTATCTTTTAGATGACGTCAAAGAACTCTGTGAATTAAGAGGTTGGTACTACAAATACAAAAATAAAAATTCAATAGATGTAAAATTACTATTGGCATTACAGAACTGGGAACAATGGAGAAAAGGTTCTGAACTTACGCATATAGAAATAAAAAACATCTACGGATATTTAGGCACAAATGTGGCAGACGGATTTAGAGAGGGTAAGTTATTTCATTCTGAAGATAAATATACATTGAAAGAGTGTTTAGAAAAGTATGGTCTACTGACAGACAAAGTTTGGTATGATTCGTTTGAAGGACTTGATACTTTCACAGAAAACTATATAAGGAATATGAGGGCTAATGGAGAGAAGATAAATGTTAACCCTCGAATAACAATGTCAACAATACACGGAGCAAAAGGAGGAGAGGCCAATAAAGTTCTTATTTTACAAGATCTAACTAATTCAGCACTTGAAACATTCCAGGATGATCCTGATGAATTACATCGATTGTTTTATACTGGAACAACAAGAACGAAGAAAGAATTACATATTGTAGATCCAAAAGATTTTAACAAGGCATATATATTATGATTGACCAAAGAGATGAGATACCAGTTGAAGAATTAGATAGCAGAATTAAAGCTGGTTGTTATACTTTAGTTAAGACAGGAGGGTATCACCCATTTAGAAATGTGGCATTACATATTGGTAATGAAAAATATGGATTACCTATATGGCCATACATAAAAAAATTAAATGGCTATCATCAAAAACTAAACTTGAACGGAAAAATAAATGGATCTGTTTCTTTAAAACAACCTTATGTAAACTGGACTTTGTATGCAAATACAAAAGATTCAGATGGTAGAGATAGAAGAGTAAAAGTTTATGCTCATGTTATAGTTGCAAAAGCATGGAGTAATCCAAATAGTCACAAACATAAATCAGATGGAGGTGACTACGTTGTTAATCATAAAAATGAAAAACCAGCAGACTATAGAATAGAAAACTTAGAACTTTTAACTATAAAAGATAATTCAATTGGATATCCGAAAGATAAGAAAAAGGATAGACAATTTATTTACGAACAATACAAACATAAAGGATGGGTATGAAAACAGAAGAAGCACTACAGACAGCAAAAGATCTTATCTCTGGACCAAGAGCAAAGACATACGGAGATAAAGTTATTAACCATGGTAATATAGCAAAACTTTGGTCAGCATATTTAGATAAAGAAATTACAGCACACGACGCAGCTGTGATGTTAGCTTTATTAAAAGTTGCAAGAACAAAGTTTGGTAGTCCTACTCAAGATACATACATTGATGCTGCTGCATACATGGCGATAGCTGGTGAATGTAAATTTGATGGTGAAGGAGAAGACTGGAAAAAAGGTTATGAAAACTGGAAGAAGAGTCAAAAATGAGAACTACACAGCCACCACTATTCTCACCAGAAACAGAATGGGTAATGCCGGACGAACTAAAAGATCTAACGCATTACAAAGAGATAGCAGTTGACCTTGAAACTTATGATCCAAACTTAACTACAAGTGGATCGGGGAACGTGGTTCGTGATGGTCACATTGCTGGTATTGCACTAGCGGTAGAAGGTTGGTCA